TATAAATTGAATTATCATTAGAAATCTCACGGTTGAGATATCAATGATGGTAGTCATAAACCTGATAGCTAATCCAAAATTAATGACAAATGTTAGTAAAGCCCATGCTCTGAAATTGATTAATGCTTTTTTATTTGTCCAAAAGACAAATAGCCAAAAACAGATAAAACTTACCATTCCAAATGCAATTATGCTTTCTATATTGTTTATCATACTTTTTTGCTTCCCTTTTTAATAATAGTTTGCACTCCTTCTAATATAAAAATAAAAAAATAACCCCCTAAGAAACTCCATAAAAAGTTATTATCAAATAATAATGCACCTACAACAGATATTAACAAACATCCCAACAAAGAGCCATCAGCCCACCATGACTTAAATTTCATCTTACTACCATCTTTAATGGTAAGCCTAGTTAATCCTGCTAATATTCCAGAAAAAACATAAAGCAATATCAATTCCTTTGAATAGTGTTTTGGCGTAAATAATTGTTGGATAAAAGCATCTACGGATATTTCCATTAAGCTGTATCCCTTCTTGCCATAACAACTACGTGTATTCCTGAAAGTCCAGTAGCAGAAATAATATCAAAAGTAAGAGCTGCTCCTGCCACCAATGCCGTGCTATCAAAAGATATTGTACTAGAAGCTGTGGTTTCGATAGTGTCACTTGCTTTAATTGTGGTAGCTCCTGATTTAATTCTAATAAGTCCTGAGCCAGCCTCACATTTAACCCAAATCTTTATAACGGTAGCCTTTTGTGGCACAAGAGTATATGCCTGTCCATTTGCTACAGAAATTGCACCAGATTTATCTAATGCTAAATACATTTCTAAAGCATCTTTTCTTAAATTGTTGTATTGGTCATCGGTGGCATCATTGCCATCTGCGACATCACCTGAATATGTTGACATATTTTTTTACCTCCTTAATTATTAATTATACTACATCTGCGACTGAAATTTCCCAATCGACAGTTAATGAATTTGCACTTGTTTTTTCTTTATCAATAGCTGCTCTGCAAAATAAAGTACCGCTATCAGCAGTAATAGTTGCATCATCTCCGAATAATCCAGCTTCTTTTAATGTACCAACAGCTTCGCTTGTATTGAAATAAGTCCTAAAAGTGGCCACCCCTAATAAAGACGATCTAACAGCGATTTGTTTTCTATCTAATTCTGTTTGTAAATCTGTATCGCCAGCAGCAGGTGCATCTGTACCAGTACCTACCGCACAATAAGTAATAACTCCTTTTTTGTTAGCAGGAATATCTGTACCTACTAATCTAGCAGCAATAGCATAAAGTCCCGTATTAACAACTAGGTTGTCATATTCATAGACTCTAATTTTGCCAGTCTTTTCATTCTTAAAGGTTAATGTGATTTTACCTTTGAATTTTAGTTTACTTTTTAATTCCATATTTATCTCCAGTTTAACATAATTAAGTGCTATTCCATTCAGCCAAGCCCCATTTAAAACTACCCCAAAGATAAGGTGGCTCTTTATCAGTCAACGTAATATTATTACTAGGGTCATCGTCTATTTCTACGCCATCAGCAGTGACCTCAAGTAATTCATCAACTGCTTCATCATCAGTAACACCTAAAGCATTTTTGTCTTGCTCAATAAGATTAATTAAGAATTTAATAATCCCTACTTTATTTGCTTCACCAACACTTATTTCATAAATAAATTCACCAGCACCTAAAGAAGTAGCACGTACGGTTTGTACATAATAATCGTCATCTATGTCTAAGTCAGAAATATTGATATTAATATATTGTCCAGCTATAAATCCATTTACACGGGTGTAAAACTTACCATCAATAATAGAATCGGCAAAATCTGTTAATTCAGCAGCAGCCCTATCTCTAGCTTGTTGTAAATTCTTAATACTATTATCAAAAATAATATATTCAAAAATACCTGATGCTGCAATACTTGTAGCATCTTCAACAGCCACTAAAACAGGAATGTAATATTTAAAAAGAATTGAAACAACTACATCGGCTGCTGGTGCTGCTGAAGCCTCAATATACTTTTCTTGAAAATTTAGTAAATAATCATAATCTGTTGATTCGTCTATATTTTTAATTCCTAGTGTTTTTTCAACCGCACCTTCTTTAACAGTAACTGCACTTGGCTTATCAGGTAAATTAAAAATTACTTGCTCTCCATCAGCAACAAATTTAGTAGTTACTTCATTAGATAAATAAGTACCTCCCCTAACATAAACACGATTCCTTATTTGTGAGTTATCTTTACTAATTTCTAAATCCCAATATCTATTTTCATCAGTATCAATATCAAAAGGTGTTGTAGTTGTAGTTATGGGAAAATAATGAATGTCTTTTTCATAATCGATATACCAACTTCTACCAGTTAAATCACAAATTCTTGATAAACACTCTGAAGGTGACATGTAGTTGAAAGAAATCTGCTCGATAGTAACGGTAGCACCAGTTAATCCAGTTATAGTAATTCCTGTGCCTTTAGTATATTTGCTTATTATGTCTGTAATAATATATTGGTCTGTTTTATCTATGTAAGATTCTGCGACCAAATTTCTATCAAGTACCCTGTTGTAATCAAGGCATTGTAATCTTATCTTAACCACACCACTACCTACTTTTTTAGGAGCTAAAGCAATAATGTGTCCAGCAAAGATTATAGTGCCATCTAAAGTAATAATAATCTCATCATCTAATGAAGGGACGCCAACAGCATCTCTATCAAGAAAGTCACAATTCATTGTTGACGGACTATTTCTTGATTCATCAAAAATGTCAACAGTTTTATTATAAATACAAGCTGTCCTGTCAACTCCGCCTATAGTTATTGTATATGTTGTTGCCATTATCTATAACTCCGTCTAGTTTTCCCTAATCTTGAAATAATCGCATCTCCAACCGCTTCTCCATATTTTTCAGCTATTTCAGGTGAAGATATATTCGCACCATTCATATCAACAATAATTGAAGTTGGGTTACTGGCGTGGTTAGCTGACGGTACAGTTGCTAATGCAAGCCCCGCTGGCCTAAACATTTCCATGTCTTGCAATCCTTCGTAATATCCCTTAATAGCGTCAACACCAGATTTAACATTATCAACCAATGATGGTGAATCTCTGTGAAAAGGATTGATTCTACTTAATTCGTCTTTTATCTTTTGTACCCATCTTTTAGCTTCGTTATATGCTTTTTCAAATGGTGTTTTAATAGCTTCCCACAAGTGGCTTAACCCGTCTTTAACTTTTCTTGGAATATCTTTAATAAAACTGACAATCGCATTGAATTTTTCTTCTATTCCTGCTTTAGCTTTGTCAATACCGTTTCTGAATCCTTCAGCGATATCGTTTCCAATATTCGTGACAGCTGTTTTAATCCATTCAAATATCTTTGATAGAAAATCTTTAATAGCATTAAATACATTAGTAACAATCTCTTTGGCTTTATTGAATATGTTTTTCCAAGTATCGATATACCAATTAAAAACAGTTTTCCAAGCGTTGATATACCAAGTAATATAGTTTTTAATAAAGTCTTTAATTGCGTTAAAAACTGTAGAAATAATTTCTTTTGCTTTTGCAAATATGTTTTTCCAAGCATTTATATACCATTCAAAAATAGCTTTCCACGTATCTTTCCACCAGTTAATAAATCTAGTAAATATTTTCTTGATGTTATCCCATGTCTTACCCGCAAACTCTTTAATTTTATCCCAATTCTTCCAAAGCAATACCCCGATAGCAATTAAAGCCATTATGCCCAGTATCACCCACCCGATAGGATTAGATACCAAGAATGCCATAGCCCCTGATAAGGCACCTGTAATCATTGAAATTAATCCCGTAAAAGCACCTATTAATCCACCAGCACCACCTATCATTCCAATAAAGCTGATAATCGCACCAATACCTGTAGCCATTTGTCCAAGAATAATTAGTATCGGGCCTATAGCTGCAAACAATAATACTAGTGTCATGATTATCTTCTGTACTGGTTTAGGTAAATCAGTAAACCATCCGATAACTTTCTTTACTATTTCAAGCAATGGAATCAAATATTCTAATATAAGTTTTCCCATTGTTTCACCTAATTCGGCAATCGTAATCTTTGCTTGAGCCATTTTGGTAGAAGATTGGTCTAGAAATATTGCCACCTCTTTTTCATAAGTGATAACATTTTGTCTTTCGTCATTAGTATCTTTTAATGTTTGCGTATAAGTAGATTCATCGTCTTTTAAATCAGCCATTAAAGCTCTAAATTTAGAGCCTTGCATAATTCCTATTTGTTTTTGGATAAATTCATCTTGCTCTGCTTCGGTTAAATCTTCCCATTTACCTGCTAATTTCACTAAGATTTCATCTGAATCCATCATATTGCCACTAGCATCTTGAATTTGAATTCCTAGTTTTTCATAAGTTTCTCCACCTACTTTTGTTTCTCTACGCACTTTCATAAAGATTGATTTCAAAGCGTTTCCAGCCTCTCCAGCCTCAATATCTCTTTCAGCCAAAACTGCGGTAAAAGCTGCTAATTCTTCAATATCTACTCCTGTACCTAAAGCGGCATCTCCTGCGATTCTGATAACAGTTGTCAAATCTTCAGTACCAGCAGCAGTAGCATTTTCAACAGCGTTTAACATTGCTAAAGTTTTTGTTAATTCTTCACCTTCAACTCCATAAACAGCCTGTATGGCCACAACTGCACCCGTAGCATCTGCAAGCTCCATTCCTGAAGCAGTTGCAAATTCCATTGATTCTCTCGTTAAATCTACTAACTTTGGGCCTTTAAATCCCATTGATGCCAACTCATCCATAACTCCGATTACTTGTACTTTTTGTTTTCCAAACTCTATACTCAAATCTTTGGCTGCTGGCATTAAAGTATTTTTAATTTCATCAGCAGTACCATCGTAAACTTTTTCTACATTCTTCCATGCTGTTTCTGTGTCAATTGCTGTTTTAGTACCTGTTACACCCAAAGCTATGATAGGAGCTGATAATGCAGTCATTACCACGCCAGCACCAGTCATGGTGCTTCCAGCTTGTTTGAAACCACTAGCAACAGAAGATGTAGTTTTCTTCGCTGTGCTAGCTACAGTAGACATCCCTGACTGAAAGTTAGAAATATCTGCTTTAATTGTGGCTACTAAATTGCCTAAGTTAAACATAATTTATTTTACTCCTATTTTTGATTTAGGATTTTTATTTAATATTCTTTTTAATCTCTTTAATCCAATTTTATCAATAATTTCCGTTGACTTATCTATATCATCACTAATTGCCGTCATCTTGACATCTTCCTTTAATAAATTAAGAAGTCTCTGTGGCTCTTTTACGTGAGGATTCTGAGCAATCATTAATAGCATTAAATAATTTTGATTATTTCTTTTTCTAATCAAATCTAACATTATTAATGATTCATCAGGATAGACATTGTTAAGAATATAGTCTTTTGTCCAACTATATTCATTCGCAAAAGCGTCTATTACTTTTTCAAGCCAATATTCATTTTTTTGACTATCCCCTTTTTCTTGAGTAGCCCTTGAATATTTTTTTTTACTAAGTTGAAGTTGTTTACATCAAAAATACCCTTAATTAAAAGGGTAACGTCGTCTAGTCCGTATTCATTAGTTAATTCTTCTTCTGAAACATCAGAAGCAATAGAAATAATCTTAATTAATTCGGGAAAAGAATCTGATAATAGCTTTGGTAGGATTCCAATAATTTTATCTTGTGATAGTTTATCGAAACTTCCAAGTTTAGATGGAATTTTATCAAAAGCATTCAACACCTCGGCGTATTTACCAAGAGGTAATTTTTTGATAACAATATCTTTGTTATTTATTTTTATATTTATACTTTTCATATTTGTAATTAGCGAGCATTAACCTGCTTCAAGTGCAATTACGATTAGGTTGTTGAATCTCCGATTAAACCTAGATAATCTCCGTCAGTCCTGTCTTCGTCAAGAAGTGCCTCGAAAGTTACTTCTACAACTCTTTCACCATCGTATGTGTACTCTAAAGCAATTTCACTTCCGACTACTGCTTTATACAAAACAACGTCTTCTGATAAGTCGTCTGAATCGTTAGCGATAGGATGAAGCACTAATTCTTGAGCTAGAGCTGCCATTGCTGTACCAGCACTATCTCCAATAGTGGTTTTGCTTGTATCACCTGAGCTTGCAGGTATTGCGACTGCCAAGTTGGCTATTGTTGCTTCTGCCAAAGGCACTTTAGCTACCAATTTTTCACCAATTAACACTTTTTCTACGACTGTATTACCATATTTATCTACAGTTACATCATGATATTCTGGGGTGTATGTTACAACAACTCCGCCCTTGGTATGACCCAAGTCAACATCGTTGAAAGTAGCACTACAAACACCTAATTTTACATTTGTTACATCTGCTGCCATATTATTTTTCCACCTCCTTAAAAGTTTTGTCTGCTAATTTTAATAACTCTGCCCTAGTTGTTTTAAAGTTGATATTATTCATCTCATTACATTTAGGACACTTAATTTGTAATCTTCCTGCATATATATTTTCCAAAGCAAGTAGATTTCTACATTTAGTACATCTAAATTCTC